TCAGAATTCCCTCTCGTCGACTGAGGTGACGAGTCTTAAGGCCCTCCAGAAGGCTTCTCCTGCCAAGGCGATACCAAATCCCAGGGCACCGATAGCAATCATGAACGTGGTCGCAAGATCAGTCTGAGGGTGATCTGATTGTCGAAGTGAGAGAAAAATCACCAGAGCCAGCATTGCCGTCACTATCCCGGCCAGTCTGAGGCGGTTTACCAGCTTACCCAGATGTCGGTCCGCTCGGCGGCGTTCTTCTAGTATCGAGAACTTCGAGTCGAGTTGGCTATTCATCTTCACCTCTCATCAGTTCATAGACCGCTTTCGCCTCCTCACTCGGCGATGATCCTTTGCTGAAGCATTGCTTGAGGACGTAGCGGAAGAACTTGCCATAGGTCTTCTCTCCGAGGGGAGGCTGACCGGAATTGGCTGAAATCGCGTAGGTCGCATCGCTGGTCTGCGCCGCAAGCTCGATAAGTTCGATGTCTTGCGGTTGAGGCTCTTCACCGAACACCAGCCAGCGCAGATCGACGTTGAACTTGGATGAGAACAGGGCGGCGACCGCCAAGGGAGGCTCTCGTTTGCCGAGTTCGTAGTTCTTGTAGGCGCGGTCAGAGAGCTCAAGCATCGCGGCAAACTTGCCTTGCGAGTACCCAGTCTTCTCACGGGTTTCACGCATTCGTTGCCCGACATAAGCGATCTGACTTGTCATGATACCAATCGTGCCCTAATGTGGTAACGAACATGCACTTGTTCGCAATCATTGCGCCAGTGTTACCTGATTGCGTGGAAAAGGGAAGAAAGATGTCCGATTGTGCCCTTATGACCCCGAGAGAAATAGCCGAGAAGAGCGGTTGGCCGGAGAGGCGAATTCGTTCTTTGATCGCAAGCAAGCAGATCAAACATCTCAAGATTGGCAGTGCATTCTACCTTCCCGAGGACGCCATAACCGATTTCGTGCGGCGCAACATGGTCGTTCCAGATCAAGGGGGGGCAGAGGAGTGACGCTATTTCGAAGTGCTTTCAACGAAGAGGATTGCGCTGGTTTGGAGATCCAAACGTCAGCAGTTGGCACATGAGGTGAAGCCATGGCCCGATATGTTCCAATCGCCGCCAAGGAAAGCACGGCAGCTCAACTACTTGACATGACGGTCAGCGAGTTCAGGGCAGGCGTCGCCTCTGGTCAGCTGCCAGATGGAAAAAATATTGCGGGTGAAAAACGATGGGATACGCGGCTGCTTGAGCAGCTTGTCGCTGGAGACCTCATTGACGGGAATGAGGAGATTATCTGGTGAAGCGGAAAAAATACCTTTGGCAGCACCCAAGCGGGCGCTGGTATGTGCGAAAGGGCGGTCGCTACTACCGCATCTATGCTTCTGACGGCACGCCTGAATTCGATGATGAGTACTGGTCAATCGTTCGCGGCAAGCGTCATGCAGCAAAACGCTCCTGGTCGGTTCTGATCGCCGAACTTCGCAAAACCGACAAATGGGCGGGTTACGAGCCACGCTATCGTGAGGATTTGGAAGGCACCTTCACATACCTTGAGGAGCGAATTGGGAAACGGGACGTAAGGCACCTGACCAAGGCTGATATTTACAACGCCATGGACAAGAACACACACCGAGTGAGGTTCGCCAACTATATCCCCGTTGCGATTTCCTTGCTCGCCAAGCTTGGGCAAAGAAAAGGTTGGCTGAAGGATAACCCGGCTACTGACATCGAGCTTCTGAAAGTCCCAGAAGACAGAAAAAAGCCGCACATTCCCTGGACGGACGCAGCGGTGGAAACTTGGAGACGCGAAGCATTCGATTTGCCGATGCTCATCTTTGAACTCGGGGTAGGCAGTGTTCAAAGGCCGGGGGACCTGAACGCTTTCACGTGGCGTCAATACGAAGATGGGCAGAACCTGAAGATAACGCAGAGCAAGACGGGCGTGGAGCTTCTGCTTCCCTGCACGTTAAACCTACGAGCGCAGCTTGATCGCCTGAAGGCAGAGCTAGGGGAAAGGCTAACCCCCGATCGTCCAATACTGGCGAATGATGATGGCTCGCCGATGAGCTACTTCAAGATTGCCCGTATTATGAGGGCCGAGCGCGAACGACTTGGTGTGCTGGAGCACGACCTACATGCTATGCGCTATCGCGGCGTCATGGAGTTGGCGTGGGCGGGCTGTGACGATGATGAAATCATGAGCTTTAGCGGCCACAAAACCAAGAAGATGGTCATCAAGTACGCTGGGTTTGCGCGTCAGGTCATGCGCGCAACAACTGCTGCTGAGAAACGACAGCTGTGGGAGCGGCTTTTGGATGAAACGAGAACGAAAATTGAAACTGATACCAAGGGTGATACTCAATGAGCAGAAAATCTTCTAACCCATTGAAAATATTGGAGGCGAGTACCGGAATCGAACCGGTGTACACGGATTTGCAATCCGGCCTGAAAACCAAGCAAAACAAGGGGGTATCGTTTCAAAACATGCCCCGACAAAACGGGAACTTTCCGAGAAAGTTTCAAACGCCGAACTGAACGGCGCAAAAGAAAACGCCGCGACCTCGGCAAAGGTCAACGGCGCTGAAACTTCTTGTGAAACCGACCAGTTTCCCGGTGAAAATAGCCCAGCTTGGGCCGGAGCGCCAGCGATTATTCTGCGCCACTTCTGCGGGGTGGCGGCATGACCGACACACCCAAGCCTCTCTCCCGGCAACAGCGGTGGCGGAAGCGCAATCCTAAATCCTATCTCGCGCATCTGGCGGTCGGCGCTGCGCTGCGTCACGGCGTGATCGAACGCAAGCCGTGCGAGTGCTGCGGGGATCCAAAAACTGAGGCGCATCACCCGGATTATGATCGGCCATATGATGTGCAGTGGCTCTGCCGCAAGTGCCACAAGGCCCTTCATGCGAAGGAGTCGGCGGCATGATCGAACTTCGCAAAAACAAACGGGAGGTGGTTCGCGTCGAGCGGGCCACTTTCAATGGCGTTGACTGCATCAATGCCCGCGTCTGGTTTGCAGATGAAACGGGCGAAATGCGCCCCAGCAAGAAGGGCCTGACCCTTCGCGTAGAGCTTGCCGACGATCTGGCTAAAGCCATTCAAGAGGTGGTGGCCGATGGGACGCGATAAGCGCAACGAGAACAAGCAAGAGGCCGTCACGGCTCTGCGCCTGAGCGTCATGCGAACCCCTGCGTGGCGCGCTCTCTCACCTACTGCACAGGCGCTCTATCCGTGGCTCAAGCTGGAATGGCGCGGGGCCAAATTCAACAACAACGGCAAGCTGCGTCTGTCCACCCGTCAAGCTGCTGAGCGCATGGGGTGTGCAATCAACACGGCCATGCGTGGTTTCCACGACCTGCAAGCCAAGGGGTTCATCATCCAGACAGAGGGCGCGTGTCTTGGCACTGAGGGCATGGGCAAGTCCCCGGCCTATGAACTGACAGAGATCATGCCTGCGGGTCAGCAAGGCCCAGGCAAACAGTGGTTCCTGAACTGGTCCGAGGGGCATGACTTCCCGGTCAAGGTTGCGGCCACGCCTGCCCGTGCGAAAACAAAACCCCGTCGCAAATTTGAAGACAGTACTGTCGTCATTTTGGAGACGAAACGATGATAGCCTGTCTCAAAAATGAAGACGCCCTGTCACCATTATTGCGACGAAATGCGCCAAATGTGGTGAGACCCTGTCTCAATAATTGCGACATCCTAGTAAACCATGGGGTGGTGGTCGGGGGCGAGGCGGACGCTTCCAACAGGAAACTATCCACCAACAGAGCTAAGCAGGCAGGCCGTCCGGTAGACACCAAATATCGGACGGATGGGCTGCCTGCGTGTTTGCGTCTCTTGGATCGCCTGAGAATGGTCCCAATGCCCCCGTTTGCAAATGGGTGGGGGACCGCCGCCTCAACTGTTCTTTTCTCTCTCCCAAAAAAAATCCGGGGGAAATGCTGATGGCTAGGGCATCGAAAGAGGCAATGGCGGCTCTGCGCTTCCTTCCCAAGCTGATCGTTCCCGAGGGTCGGACGGCAGGAAAGCGGCTCAAGCTGGCCTCATATCAGAAGGACTTTGTTCGTGGTGCGTTTGGCAAGGACATTGCGGCGGGCTGTCTCAGCATTGGACGCGGCAATGCCAAGACCGCTCTGTCTGCGGGCATTGCTTTGGGGCACCTCATGGGCGAAATCGCACCCCAGCCCAAGCGGGAAATCATCTTTGCAGCCCGGAACCGGGATCAGGCGAAAATCGCGTTCGGCTTTCTGGTCGGTTTCATCGAAGGATTGCCTGAGGAAGAACAGGAACAATTCACGATCCGGCGCGGCTCAAAGCTGGAAGTTGAAACGGCTGAGAACGGCGGCGGGCTGGCAAGGGTGATTGCTGCGGATGGCAAAAGCATTTTGGGCGGCGCTCCGACGCTGGCGATTCTCGATGAGAGGGCCGCATGGGAACGCGAAAAGGGCGACAATCTGGAAAACGCCATTCTCTCAGGCCTTGGCAAGCGTGACGGGCGGGCGCTGATTATCTCCACCTCTGCGCCTGATGACGCGAACACCTTTTCGCGCTGGTTGGATGAACCGCCGCCCAACGTCTATGTGCAGGAACACCGTCCGGAACCGGGCTTGCCGCCTGACGATCTGGAAAGCCTCCTGATTGCCAATCCCGGCGCGGTCGAGGGCATCGGTTCAACGCCGGAATGGCTGGTCGCACAGGCACGGCGAGCGATTGCGAGGGGTGGTTCGGCGCTTTCCAGCTTCCGCAACTTGAACCGGAATGAGCGCGTGGCCGCTGATGATCGTTCGGTTTTGGTCACGGTGGATGAATGGCTTGCGGCTGAGGTCGCGCCCGACGATCTGCCCGAGCGTGACGGCCCGGTGATACTTGGCGTTGATCTTGGCGGATCGCGGTCTATGTCGGCGGCGGCACTCTATTGGCCTGAAACTGGGCGTCTGGAAGCCTTCGGGGCATTTCCGACGAAACCCGGCCTTGCGGATCGTGGGGCGTCTGATGGTGTGTCAGATCGCTACGAGCAAATGCACGAGCGCGGCGAGTTGATGACCATGGGAGAAACCACGGTGCCTGTGGACCGCTTTCTTTCCGAGGTAGTAGCGCGTCTTGAAGGCCAAGCTCCGGCGGCAATCGTGGGTGACAGGTTCCGTCACGCTGAGTTCGTCGAAGCACTTCGCGGGGCCGGTCTTGATCGCATCCCAATGATTTATCGCGGCTTCGGATGGAAAGACGGCTCTGAGGACGTTGAACGATTCCGGCGAGCGCTCTTTGAGCAAAAGGTGAATCTCTTGCCGTCTCTGCTCCTGCGCTCTGCCTTCGCGGACGCAATCACGCTGGTTGATCCGGCGGGCAATCACAAGCTGGCGAAATCGAGATCGACCGGGCGCATCGACGCGGCGGCGGCAACGGTCATTGCCGTTGCCCAAGGGGTTCGAATGACAAGCGCACCGAAAAACAAAGGAGGACGCTTCGCATGGAGTTGACGAAAAACGCATCGAGACTGATCGCGAAATATGGGCAGGCGGCGGTGATATTGCGCCCCGGTGAGGGGGTTGATGATGGATATGGCAACATCACACCTGGTGACGACACCGCGCACCCCTGCACGGCCTTTGTGGCGACATTCACGGTGAATGAGGAATTTATCGCGGCAGGCCTGATGGATGTGGGGGATCAACGTGTCTTGGTTTCGGCTGATGGTCTGACGATCACGCCGGAAACCACTGACAAAATGCAGATCGGCACGACCATCATGGACATTGTTCGGGTGGTTCCTCACGCCCCCGGCGGCACCCTCTTTTTCTGGGAGGTGCAATCACGTGATCTCGTTTAAGCGAAAAGAATACGCGCGACATTCCAAGCGGATCACACGTGGTCCACGTTGGAAGGCACTGCGGATGCAGGCGCTTGAGCGCGACGACTGGAAATGTGTGCAATGCGGCGAGCGGCGCAGGCTTGAGATCGATCATATCGAGCCGGTGCGGGATCGCCCGGACTTGGCCTATTCGCTGGCAAATTTACAGACCCTTTGCGGGCGCTGTCACGCCAGCAAAACGAGACAAGAGGTTGGGTGGAAACCCCTTCCTCCTGAGCGTCAGGAATGGCGCGACTTGCTGCGGGATATGCAGCACAAACCCCAACAAAAGCGAGGTTAAGAGCATGTTGGATTCTGTGAAGATCGCACGGCGGCAAAGCGAAATCCGCCAGACCCTTTCCGGCATTGTCGGCAAAGAAAATCCGTCTGAGGACGAAACCCGCCAGATGGATGAACTCGACCGCGAATATCGGTCCAATGAAACCCGGTATCGCGCCGCGCTGATCGCGGAAGACGAGGAACGCCGGGAAGCCGGGGCCGAACTGGAAACCCGCTCCGAGTCGGAATGGTCTGATCTGGTCGACCAATTCGAACTGCGCCAGATCGCTTTCGCCCTGGACGAAGGCAAGGCGCTGGACGGGGCCACGAAAGAGGTGGTCGAGGAACTGCGCAGCGCGGGCGGCTATCAGGGCATCCCGGTGCCCTACGGCGCGCTTGAGACCCGGGCCGGGGAGACCGTTTCCGGGACCGATCTGCCGAACCCCAAGGTGATCCGCCCCGTGGTGGACCGCCTCTTTCCGAACTCCGTTGCCGCGCGGCTGGGCGTTCAGTCCATCCAGATCGCACAGGGTGAGGTCGGGTTCCCGGTGGCGACGGCTGGCGCGGTGTTCGGCTGGCAGACTGACGAACTTTCGGACGTGGGGGCGGCGTCGGCCTACACCACCAGCGAAACGAGCCTGTCGCCCGATCAGACCGGCGGTGCGCAAATGGTCATCACCCGCAAAGCCCTCAAGCAATCGGGTGCCGGTCTGGAACAGGCGATCCGCCGCGATCTGAATGCCGTGATCGGAACCGAGATTGACCGCGTGGTGGTCAACGGTTCCGGCGCATCGGGCGAGCCTCTGGGCATCGTTCCCGGCGCAGCGACCTATGGCATCACCAGCACGGCGATTGGCGCGGTCGCGGATTGGGCGGCGTTCCGGGCCGAGGTGGTGGCCTTCATGGAAGCCAACGCCATTGCCTCCGCATCGGCGGTCAACCTGGCCTTCACCCCGGCGATCTGGTCCGATCTCGATGAGGCGCTTATCAGCGGCACCGCTGTCTCCGAATGGGATCGCCTGACCCGGCACATTGCCAACCCGGCCATTTCCAACGTCATTCCGGCCGCATCGGCGATCATGTCGGCCAATGTGCAGGGGATCGCGCCGGGATACCTGGGCCTTTATGGCGGGGTGGATTTGATCCGCGATCCATACACCAAGGCGGGGTCCGGCGCGCTGGTTCTGACCGGGCTGGTCACAGCGGACTTCACTGTCCCGCGCGGCCTGCAAACCCGCATCCTGACCGGGTTGGCGGCTGCGTAATGCTCTGGGGGGCGCATAGCGGCACCTTTGAGGTACGGGCCGAGGGCGGGGAAACCTGCCTTCGCGCCACGTTCCCATATGGTGTGCAAACCGAACTTGCGAACAACCGGCATGAGGTGGTTGCGCCCCGTGCTTTCGCGAATCGGATCGAGGCAGGTGAGGACGTTCATTTCCTTTCCGGTCATGACTTTAACAAACCGTTGGCGAGCCGTGCGGCGGGAACGCTCACCCTGCGTGATACGGACACGGCGCTTGAGATCGAGGCGCGTATTGACGGCGGCACAAGCTGGGCGCGCGACTTTCTGGCGGCAAACGCGGCTGGGTTGGTGCGCGGCTTGTCTCCGGGCTTTCGTGTTGCCAATGGGGGTGAACGGATCGAGCGGCGTGGTTCTGACCTTCTGCGCACGATCACACGCGCCGATCTGATCGAGATCAGCGCCGTGACAAAACCGGCCTATCCGGCGGCGCAGATTGAGGCGCGGTCATGGGAAACGCATCAAGATCGGCAACCCGCTCAAGGCGCGATCTATGCCCTCAATAAATGGAGGATTTGACATGGCAGTGACGTTGAAAGAGGTCGAGGAAATCCCAGCCAGCTATCCCGATGCGCCGGCCAATCTGTCGGCTGCGGCGGCAGCACTCGATACAGATGCGATCTGGCAGCGGATCGAGGCCTATTGTTCGAGGCGCTGGACCACAAGAGAGGTGGTCTGGATCGTGGAAGATAATGGTGATTGGTGTCCGCCTCTCTCCCCTCTGACAATCACCTCAGAGGAGGTGTGGAACGGGGAAGGATGGGAAACCGCGACAGATCTCTATGCCTCCCCTTATGGGGGTTATCGCCTGACCACTGAGGGACCGCATCGGTTCACCGGCACAGCGGGCGGGGTTGATGTGCCTGCTGCTGTCTCCGAGGCGTTCCGGCGGCTTGCGGAATACCTGGCAGATGAACCGGACCGGGCGGGCGTGTCGAGCTATTCCGTGAATATGGGCGGCGCAATCGAGGAAAGCTATCAGCGCAACCCGGCATGGGTGGCGCGGGCAATGGAACTGAGCGGGGCAGCGGACCTTCTGCGCCCATGGAAAAGGAGATTCTGATATGGGGTTTATTGATCTGTTCCGACGTAAAATTGCACCCGTCGAAACCCGCTCCGCCGCGAGTGGCTTCACCGCCGAGCTTATGGCCGCACGTGAGGCATATATCTCCGGTCGGCAGGGTGTGGCCGATCTGACCGCGACCGTGCAAGCCGCTGTCACGCTCTGGGAGGGTGGCTTGTCCATCGCTGATGTGGATGGTGCCGACATGCTGGACGGGCGCTCTCTGGCCCTTACGGCGCGCGCTTTGGCCCTTCGCGGTGAAGCGGTGTTCCTGATCCGCGAGGATGGGCTTGTCCCATGCAACGATTGGGACCTGAAAACCCGCAACGGCAACCCCACGGCTTACCGGGTCTCTGTCTCCGAGGTCGGCGGTGGAGAGAGCTTCACGGCATTGGCCGGGGAGGTTCTGCATTTCCGCATCGGAAGCGATGTGGGCGCGCCTTACTTCGGTACATCACCGCTCAAGCGCGCGCCCATCACGGCAAGCCTGTTGAACATTATTGAAACGGCGCTTTCCGAGGTCTATGAGACCGCGCCTCTGGCGTCTCAGATTGTGCCATTTCCCGAGGCTCCGCAAACCGATCTGGAAAAAATGGCGCGCGGTTTCCGCGGCAATCGCGGCAAGGTGCTGATCCGAGAATCAGTCAATGTGGCGGCGGCGGGTGGCCCGGCTCCGGCGCAGGACTGGAAGCCGCACGATCTTTCCCCGGACTTGTCCAAAGCCATGACGCGCGAGTCACTGGCGGCGGCGCGTGACGCGATCAACATGGTGTTCGGCGTCTTGCCGGGTCTGACCTCAACCGCGACAACAGGCCCAATGGTGCGCGAGGCGCAACGCCACCTTGCTCAATGGGTGCTGCAACCGATCGGCAACATGATCGCAGATGAAGCGTCCGGGAAATTTGGCCAGACCGTGAAAATCGACGTGATGCGACCTCTTCAAGCCTTTGATGCGGGCGGCAGGGCGCGGGCTGCGGCAACGATCATTCAGGCGATAGCACAGGCCAAGGAGGCGGGCGTTGACCCGTCTGAGGCACTGCGGCTGGTGGATTGGAAGGAATAAGGCTGGGATGTGCTGGCGGGCCTTTATTTGATTTCACCCGCAAAACATCTGGGATTAGACGGAGAGTGCCCGGTCCTCATGGCCGAAAACCCCGTCAAGGCGCGGTCCTTTTTTGTTCCTTAGGGAGCCTCCTTTAGGACGCGGCGCAGATCGGCACGGCAGACACCGGGGGCGATCATGGGGCCGGGAGGCATAGGGGAACTATGCACCGGCCCTATTCTATTTGATTGCGGCTTTTCCGGCTTCAGTAATGCGATAACCTTCATCGTTTTCGCAACGCTCAATCAGCCCTTTGTCTTCTAAGGCATGCCACGTTTTCGGCCCTATCCGGCTAACTTTGCCGATGTGTTCGCATTCATCGCCAATGAAGCATTCAAGAACCTTTATCTCTTTATCGCTTAGCATCCGTGTCACCTATTCATTGCCCAAACTTACTATCAGTTTATTCTTTCCGGGGTGATGGCAATTCCTCCTTATAGATCGTCTGGGGGCGCTTCCTGGAGCTCAAATTCGTACTTAATATTTCCTGAAGCCATTAATAATTTCAGCGTGTTTTTGTGCATTGATATTTCGCAGTTTACGCCACGTTTCCGAAGCTCATTTTCTTTCTCGCTTACTGTTTTAATTCGGTCTTGCTCCGTCATAACCGTCAGCAATCCAAGCAACTGAAGGACTTCGACTGTAACCTGATGAATGTCGGGAGGCGTCGCCGGATACTCCTTTTCAAGCGTTGCGACGATTTCGGCGTTCATCGAACGATTGTTGGTTTCTGCGGCGGCTTTGATCCGGTCGCGCATACCATCTGGCAGGCGAACAACAAATTGATCTGATCCGCGACCGGCTTTTGCTGACATTTTTCGCTCCATACTGTTCCGATAGCACTGTGCGATTGACTATTGACAGTCAATGCTATGACGGTGCTATATATTGCCGTGCTACTATGGAGGGTGAGCGATGAAATCACCGACGATTCAACTTCCGATCCGCTTTCCTCTCGACGTGAAAGCATGGATCGAAGCTCAAGCCGATAAGAACGGTTCGAGCCAGAACAGCGAAGTGATCCGCGCCGTGCGTGACCGCATGGCGAAGATCGAAGAACAGAAAACAGTCTAAGTTTAGGAGACAGACAGATGATGAATGAACGCGCCCGCGCGACCAATACCGGTTTGCCTGACGACACGCATATGATCTCGTTCGGTGAGCGGGTCATGAGCCTTTCGCCCAAGCGTCAGAGAATGATTCTTAACATGCTGGACCAGTTGGAAATCGAACAGGGCATCTTGCCTCAAGGAGCGCTTGATCGCCTCTCGCTCTTTGGTGAATGGACCGGAACCACACCGCCGGAGAACATTCTGGAAGACCATGGCGACGGACCGACATTTTCGAACGATCTTCTCTCCTATGCCGTTGAGAACGGCATGAGCCTCGATTGGTTCTGGATGGGCGATGAGCGTGGCCTTGTGATCTGCGCTCACAATGAAGCACGGGAGAATTTGTCATGAGCCATGATCTCGCCCGAAATGCGGATGAAGCCCGCTTCATGGAAGCCGTCACGAAATTAGACGAGATCGAGCAACTGATCATCCTTCACGGCATGAGGGCAATGGCCCGAGATGAAATCAACGCGGATCAGTTTCAGGAAAAGTACACTGCGCTTTTGGAACGCTACAGGGCGGGCGAAGAACTGACACTGGCTGATCTTGGCATTGCGTACCGGATGGCGTGTGCGGTGCAGGTCGGCAGGTCAGAAGTTGAGGCTGACCATATGAGGGGTTGATATCCATTTGGATTTTGGTTACAAAAATACAAAACCAAATGGAGCCGCAACAATGGCCAGCGTTTCAGAACTTGTAGATGGGCTTTCCAAGGCTCTTGGTGAACCGAGGGACAAGGCAAACAAATATGCGCGTGCGCTGATTGACGCTGACCTTTTGCCAAAGAGCAGTGGTAGGGCGGTGGCTCAAGTCGAAATCGTTCATTTTGTTCGATTGCTTACTGCAATGGCGCTTCAACCCAAGATCAAAGACACGGGCGAGCGAGTGGCAGAATACCTAAATCTGCCAATGGCGGCGACATCGCACAAAACTGGCGAACGCATTAATCGCGATATGACTTGTGAAGACATGCTCGTTAAAGTTTTTTGTGCCGCGCTTACTCGTTCACCCGGAGAATTAACTCAAGCGTCTATCCACTTCGTTGTAAATTTTCCCCTAGTGGAAGTCACAATGCCAAGCCCGAAGGTTTTGGAACTGATTGCGCCAGAAATGGTGGTTCGGTTCAAGCCGCACGGCGTCCCACTGGATTTGGATGATTTGCCAATCCGGCGCTCTGTGATCGTTTGGGCGGATTCAGTCAAAAGCATGGGATTTGATTTGGAGGGTTGCGACTAATGGCCAAAAGCCCTCGCCCCCAGACGCAAGCCAAACAGAACGCGGTGGCTCTGCTTCAAGCCGCGCGTGAGGCTGGGTGGGCGCGCGCGCGGTTTGAACTCAAGCCCGATGGCACCACGGTCATTGACGCATCCATGACGGATCCTGACGGCGGCGACGACTTCCTGTCCGGTGATCTGAGGATGGGCAAATGACCAAGAAGGACTTGCCCAAATACGTCTACAATGACCGGGGGTATCTCCGGTTCATCCGGCGTTCGCGCGGCCAATCCGTGATGATGAAAGAGGAACCCGGAACGCCCGAGTTTTGGGAGCACTACAACCGCCTTCTGAAAGGGCGAGAGCCTGTCCTTGCCAAGCGCAATTTCGAGACGTTGATTCTCAGCTACTATGAAAGCGAGGCATTCAAGAAATTGAAGCCGCGCACCAAGTCTGATTATCGGAAATACATCGGCCACGTCCGGGCGATCTGGGGCACCAAAGACCCGGCCAAGATCGAGCCGCACCACGTCTATGAACTGCACCGCGCCAACGCCGAGCACTGGCGTCAGGCGAATTACCTGGTTCAGGTGATGGTGGTCCTGATGAACCACGCGCGTCTGATCGGATTCCTCAAGAAAGAGCACGGAAACCCGGCTAAGGGCATTCCGCTGTTCAAGCAGGAGAGCGACGGTTGGCAACCGTGGCCGGATGACGTTCGGGCGGAGTTTGAGGCCGTGGCCACGCCGCGCGCCCGGCTGGTCTATGAGTTGTGTCTGGGTACCGGCCAGCGGATCGGGGACGTGCTCAAAATCCGCTGGGGGCACATTAAAGATGGTGCCTATGACTTCACTCAGGGCAAGACCGACAAGCCGCTATGGATACCGCTGACGGATCGCCTCAAGGCGCATCTGGCGACGGTCGAAAAGAAGGGGCTAACGGTCATCACCGACAAGCAGGGCCGTCCGGTTCGCTACAGGACCGTGGCCGAGGAAATGCGCAAGGTCAAAGGCGACATGGAGCACCCGGACGCGGCCACATACGTGACCCACGGGCTACGCAAGAACGCGACAATCGAACTCTACCTAGCCGGATGCGACGACGAGATGGTGAAAGCCGTCACCGGTCATTCCGGCGTCGAGATGCTCAAAAAATATGGAGGTCAGATCAGGCAAAGGGAACTCGCAACACGGGCGCAGGACGCCAGAAACCGCTTTGAACAGAACAGGAAGGAAACGTGA